GGTTATTCGCGAGGTCAGAATTTTCCTAGTGTCAGTCGGTCTCAACTAGGGTAATTAGAGCAACGTATGGCTACACAGAGAGAAGTTGCTGAACATTTGGACTTATCAGTTAAAAGGGTCTCAGAACTCATTAGAGACGGTATTTTGCCCTCTAAAATGGGTAAAAGTCCGCTAAATATGGATGTTTGCAGGATTGCTTACATTTCTTACCTTAGAAAACTGGGTGGATACCATAAAAGATCTGGTACAGGCGATATTGCAGAAGAAAAGACCAAACTTACCGCAGCTCAGGCAAGAAAGGCAGAATTAGAAGTAGAGCAGTTAGAAGGAAATCTTATTCCTGCTCAATTGGTACAGGATACATGGGTTGAGTATGTATCTAACGCTAGAGCAAAGTTAATAGCTTTACCCACAAGAATTGCACATCAAGTAATCTCTGTGGATAACTATGCTGAAGCAGAACAAGTCATCAAGGAGAGAGTTCACGAAGCATTGGATGAACTAGCAAACAATGGAATACCTAAGAAATATAGAAAAGGTGATACAGGAGACGAACCAGATATGGGCAGCTCCACCGAATCTCAAGATTAGTTCTTGGGCAGATACCTACCGCAAACTTTCACCTGAAGCATCTGCTGAAGCAGGTCAGTGGAGAACTGATAGGGCAGAATATCAAAGAGACATCATGGATTCATTCTGTGACCCTAATATTGAAAGAATTGTGGTCATGACCTCAGCACAAGTCGGCAAAACGGAGATTCTGCTAAACTCCATTGCATATTACATAGATCAAGACCCATCACCTATGCTTATAGTGCAACCTACCCTTGCTATGGGTCAGGCATTCTCAAAAGACAGACTTGCAGCAATGATTCGAGACACAGAAAAGATCAGAGACTGTGTAAAAGACTCAAAAAGCAGAGATAGTGGCAACACAACTATGCATAAGAAGTTCGCAGGCGGTAGTTGTACTATCGTTGGGTCTAATTCGCCAAGTGGATTGGCTAGTAGAAGTATCAGAATCCTCTTAATGGATGAGATAGACCGTTGGGAAACTTCTGCAGGAAGTGAAGGTTCGCCAATATCTTTGGCTATTGCTAGAACCAAGACTTTCGCAAATCGCAAAATCTACATGTGTAGCACACCAACTATCAAAGGATTATCAGCAATTGAAGCTGCATTTGAGGAATCAGATAAACGTTATTACTACGTTCCGTGTCCAGAATGCCAACATATGCAAGTTTTGAAATGGAAAAACGTAGTCTGGGAAGAAGACAAGCCTGAAACTGCTACTTATGCCTGCGAAGAATGCGGTTCAGTCATTGAAGAATCTAAAAAGCAATGGATGATCAAGAATGGTGAATGGAGAGCAACAGCAGAAAGTTTCAAAACAGCAGGATTCCATATCTCGGAGCTTTATTCTGTTTGGTCAACTTGGGGTCAGATGGCTAAAGCATTTCTTGAGTCTAAAAAGAATCCAGAAACATTAAAGACGTGGGTCAATACAGCTCTTGGTGAAACTTGGGAAGAACAAGGAGAAGCTGTTGAGTATGAAACACTTCTTGAGCGTAGATTGAACTATGATCACACCTCAGTTCCAGAAGATGTTTTAATTTTGACTACTGGTGTTGACGTTCAGAAAGACAGACTGGAATTACAAACTGTTGGATGGGGTAAAAATTATCAAGCATGGGTCTTGGATTACAAGATTCTTTGGGGAGACCCAAATGCATTTAATGTTTGGAACGATTTAGACGCTTATCTCAAGAAAAGATTTAAAACTGAAAACGACAGAATGATTCCTATCTCTTGTTGCACCGTTGACTCTGGTGGTCATCATACTCAAAGAGTTTATGAATTCACTAAAGCAAGACAGGGTAGAAGGGTGTTTGCAATCAAAGGTTCAAATCAAACTGGTAAAGCAATTGCAAATAGACCTACTTTTGTTGGTAAAAATAAAGCTGTCCTTTATCCAGTTGGAACTGACACAGCAAAAGAAGCAATTTTTGCAAGATTATCTACCGACAAAGAAAATACAACGCTAAATTTTTGCTCAGATCTAGACGAGGAATACTTTAAGCAGCTCACAGCAGAAAAAAGAATCACAAAGTTTGTAAGAGGAAGAAAAACACTTGTCTGGAAACAAATTAGACCAAGAAACGAAGCATTGGATACATTGGTTTACAATTTTGCAGCTATCTACATCTTGAATCCCAACTTTGACATCATTGAAGAGAAAATACTGACCAATGAATCAAAACCGCAAGAAAAACAGGAAAATAGACCAAAAAGACCTATAAATATACCAAATTTCGCTACTTCTTGGAAATAATCTTGACATTTCCCATATAGACCATAGTGTTTTATGTGGATATATCTAACTTAAATGAGGTTTTTGTTTGGCTAACAAATTTGATTCAACAAATTATCCTACTCAAGTTCCAAGCGAATTACAGCTTGGGGATTTCTGGGCATGGAAAAGAGATGATCTTGCTAGTGATTATCCAGTAGCAGATTACTCATTATCTTACGAATTCAATTTAATTGATGGTGCAACTGCATCTAATTTTACTTTGACTGCAACAGAGTCAGGAGATGAATACATAATCTCAACCTCAAGCACCTCTTCATACGCTAAAGGCAACTACAACTGGATTTCTTACATCACTAGAAGCTCAGACTCAGCTAGAATTAAATTAGAAGAAGGTTTTGTAGAAGTACAAGATAATTATGCAACCACTTCTGCTTCAGTTAGAAGTCATGCAAAGAAAGTTCTAGACGCTATTGAAGCTGTGATTGAAAATAGAGCAACTATGGATCAGCAATCCATGAGCATAGCAGGAAGATCATTATCGAGAATGTCTATCAATGAACTTTTAACATTTAGAGATAGATATAAGTCAGAATATTTACGAGAAGTTAAAAGAGCTAGAATTAAAAATGGTCGTGGCTCTGGAAACACAATAAAAGTTAATTTTGGACACAACGTCACAACACCTAAGAGTTATAAATAATGGCATGGTATAACAACATCTTTAATAGAACTGAAGTCAAGGCAAAAAAACGTCAAGCCTATAGAAGATCTTATTCTGGTGCTAATGCAGGAAGATTGTTTGCAGATTTTTTAACTACTTCCACCAGTGCTGATGCTGAAATAAAAGACAACATACGAGTCCTTAGAGACAGAGCAAGAGAGTTAGCAAGAAACGATAGCTATATTGCTAGATACTTAAATCTGATGGTGTCTAATGTTATCGGTAAGCATGGCATAAGAGTTAGCTCTAAGGCGAGACTAGATGACCCTGTTAACATGGGTAAGCTAGACCTAAGAGCTAACCAGTCCATTGAGGAAGCATGGAACGAATGGACAAGATTAGGAAATTGCACAACTAACAAAAGACTGACTTTCCTAGATTGTCAGAAAATATTTATTGAATCTCTTTGCAGAGATGGTGAAGTTTTAATCAGAAAAATAAAAGATCTCAAATCACCTTTTGGTTTTAGAATTCAGTTCTTAGAAGCAGATCATCTGGATGAAAATAAAAATGATTACTACAAAGAAACTGGCAATCGTATCAAGATGGGTGTTGAAGTAGATAAGTTTGATACACCTGTTGCCTATCATCTCTACAAAGATCATCCTTACGAAAGAACCTATCTCAACAAGAACCAACACATTAGAGTTCCTGCTGATGAAATCATTCATGCTTTCTTACCACAAAGAGCAGAGCAGACTAGAGGTGTATCTTTAGTTGCAACAGCTATGTCTAATGTAAAAATGTATTCAGGCTATATGGAAGCAGAGGTCGTTGCAGCACGTGTTGCAGCATCTAAGATGGGATTCTTTGTAAGTCCAGATGGTGACGGTTACGTTGGTGACGGAGAATACGAAGACGGATTCAGTCCTACCATGAATGCTCAGGCAGGTGTCTTTGAGCAACTACCTGCAGGAATGGACTTTAGAGCATTTGACCCAAATCATCCTACATCTGCTTTTGAATCATTCACAAAAACTGTGCTTAGAAGTATCGCATCTGGTTTAAACATTTCCTATCATTCACTTTCTAACGATTTAACTTCTGTGAACTACAGCTCTATCAGACAAGGAGCTTTAGAAGATCGCAGCATGTATCAGATCTATCAACAATTTGTAATCGAACACTTCATTGAGCCAATATTCAGATCATGGTTAGAAATGGCAGTTTCAACAAACTACATTAAACTTCCTGTTTCTAAAGTTGATCAATTTGCTAATGCGGTAACATTTATTCCAAGAAGTTTTGCTTGGATAGACCCATTAAAAGAAATGCAAGCTAACGTGATTGGGTTACAAAATGGAACACTTACTTATTCTGATATTTCTGCTTCTTACGGAAGAGACACAGAAGAACTATTTGAACAACATCAAAAAGAAATAGAGTTAGCTAAACAATATGATATCGAATTAGCCTATCAACCATTCGGTGCAAAACTTCCTGTAGAAGCAAAGATACAAGGTGGAGATGACGATGAGCTATAAACCAACTGAAGGTATGGTGACTGAAGCTCAAAGAGGTTTAGATTGGCGTAGAGAACATGGCAGAGGTGGTACTGAAGTTGGTATTGCTAGAGCAAGAGATATTGTTAATGGCAAAAATCTTTCTGAATCTACCGTTAAAAGAATGTATAGCTTCTTTTCAAGGCATGAAGTAGATAAGCAAGGCGAAGGATTCTCACAAGGAGAAGACGGATATCCATCTAACGGAAGAATTGCTTGGGCATTATGGGGCGGTGATGCAGGTTATTCTTGGTCAAGACAGATTGTTGAAAGATTAAAGAAAGAAGACGAGAGAATGTACGAAGCTAGACCATATCCCAACGAACATGCAGCAAGAATAAATAATCCAGATAAATACGTTGAATTTGCAAGAGACAACGATGAATTTGGTTCAGGCATACACGTTATTTATGGAATATTAGAAGATCGAAGCTCAGAAGTTCAATCAATAAGATTCGATTCAAGCAAGTTCACACCAGATGAAGCTAAGGCATGGCTAGAAGAGCATGATTATAATTATATTGAGTTTGAAGAAGCTATTGAAGAAAAGGCATTATCTGATAAATTAGAAGAAGGCACACTATCAACCGACAAGGAGTTAACAATGGATAGTAAACAAGATAGACATATTCTTGAAGTGAATGAGACCGATGACTCTGTTGTTATCTCATTTGCTAAAGAACACAAAGATGATATAGAAGAATCTGAGCCAGTAGAAATAGTGGATGAAGAGAATTCTATGCATGAGGAAGAAGAGAGAAAAGTAGTTGATCTTATGAGATACAGAACTATTGATCTTTCCAGAGCTGATCATATTGATGAAAAAAATCGTAGGGTCAGAGTTGGTGTATCTTCTGAATCACCAGTAGATAGAAGTTTTGGAAGAGAAGTCTTAGGACACAGAGCAGAAGATATTGACATGGAATTTATGTCAAGCGGAACTGCTCCTTTTCTATTAGATCATGATATGACCAAGCAAATTGGTGTTATCGAAGAGTTCAAACTAGACGAGACTGCTAAGAGGACAATTGCAGTAGTAAGATTTGGAAAATCTGCTCTTGCTCGAGAAGTGTTTGAAGATGTAAAAGACGGAATTCGCATGAATATATCCGTTGGATACAAAATAAATAAAATGGAACGTGTCAGCGATGACAAAGGAGACTACTACAGAGCTAACTGGACACCTTTAGAGGTAAGTTCAGTTGCAGTACCTGCAGATCAGTCAAAAGCTGTCGGAGTTGGTCGTTCTGAAACTAACCTTAATTTCAAACAGGAAATAAAAATGGAAAAAGAAATTAAACAAGATATTAATCTTGACGAGGTTAGATCTAAAACTGTTGAAGAAGCTAAAGCTGAGTTCAAAAGAAACTCTAAAGAGATCATTGATCTAGCTGTTAGACACAACAAAAGAGATCTAGCTGATAAAGCAATTTCTGAAGGTATTTCTGTGGAAGAATTTAGAGGTGTCCTCTTAGAGAATATCGCTAATGACAAACCATTAGAAACACCATCAGATATAGGTATGACAGCTAAAGAAGTCAAAAGATTTAGCGTAGTAAAAGCTCTTAGAGCTTTAGCTAATCCAACTGACAGAAAAGCTCAAGCAGATGCAGCATTTGAATTCGAATGTTCAGAAGAAGCTGCTAGACAAAATGGAACAACTGCACAAGGCATCATGCTTCCTGCAGACGTTCTAGCTCAATGGGGTCAGAGAGACATTAACTCTTCTGATGATTCAACCTTAATCCCTCAGGATTTCAAAGGTGGAGATTTCATTGACGTTCTAAGAAACCAATCTTCAGTTATGGCTGCAGGTGCAACTATGTTACGTGGTCTTCAAGGCTCTGTAGTTATACCTAAGAAAACTGCTGCTTCTAGCGGTGGTTGGATTGCTACTGAAGGAAACGCTGCTTCTGAATCAGAGTTCACATCTGGAAGCGTAACCATGTCACCTAAAGTGATTGGTGCTTACACAGATGTTACTAGATTGCTTTTACAACAAAGCTCACTAGACATCGAGAACTTAATCAGAGATGATCTTACTCAATCAATTGCTATCGCTATTGACTTGGGTGCATTAGCAGGTTCTGGTTCTTCAGGACAACCTACAGGTGTCAAAAACACTTCTGGTGTTAACACAACTACATTTTCAGCAGCTAATCCAACTTTCGCTGAGATCGTTGGAATGGAATCTGCAGTTGCAGCAGACAATGCTTTACTAGGCAACTTGTCTTACATTTGTAAGCCTGCTGACTACGGCACATTGAAAACTACTTCTAAAGATTCAGGTAGTGGTCAATTTGTAGTTGAGCCAGATGGCAGAATGAATGGCTACAACGTAGTTAGATCAAATCAAGTTACTTCAGGTGATTTCTACTTTGGTAACTTTGGTGATCTATTAATTGGTATGTATGGTTCTCTTGATATCACAGTTGACCCTTACAGCCTATCTAACACTGGTTCTATCAGAATCGTTGCTCTTCAAACAGTTGATGTAGCAGTTAGACATGCTGTTAGCTTCTGTGTATCTAATGACGGTGCATAATAGTTAATGCTTACTTGGAATGGGGGGAGTAATCCCCCCATCTTAAATATGAAAAAATTTTTAATTACACAAGATACAGTGGCGAAAGGCGAAAGAGTCAGAGCAGGGGACGTGGTTGAACTTCCTGAAGACGTAGGTTATGAGCTATGTGCTTATGGCAAAGCTGCTCCACACATTGAAAAAGCTAAACCAAAAAAAGAAAATAGAAGCGTGGGTTTAGAAAGCTCAGAGGAAGCTCCTAAGAAAAGAGCTAAAAAATAATGCCACCTATCGAAAGTGCTGCAGATTTTACTTCTTATCTTGATACCACAACAGGACACGGAGTAACTGCAACATTTTTCGAGACTGGTGCTTTATGGGATGATTTCCCCTTAATAGATACTCTTGGTTTTATAGATGATGGGTTATCTGTTCTAATCAAACTTATCATTGACCAAGAATATTTCAGCATACAAGGTGAATCGGTTAATGTTGCAGGTCATCAACCTAGAGCAATCATTAAATATTCTGATGCACCTAATGTTTCACAAAACGACAAAATTGTTGTTGATGCAATTACCACAGATCAAGGTAATGTCTTAAAAGCACAAACAGAATTCAGAGTCAGAGTTGTCGAGCCAGATAACACAGGCATGGTTTCACTTGTGCTTGAGGAACAATAATGTCTCAGTTTAGATTAGAGACAGAAGCAGATATGAGTGCTTATCTTGATATCAATTATGGTCATGCAATCACTGCAACTTATACAAGAAACGATATAGATTCTACTATTAACATTATTTTAAATAATGAATACGTAGAACAAGAAGAAGGCATAGGAGTGGAAGCATTAAAACCTATTGCCTATTGCAGAACCGTAGATGCACCTAATGCATCTTACGGAGATACATTAGCAGCAAGTGCTGTTACTGATATAGAAGGAAACGTATTAAAAGCAGCACAAACTTATACGATAGTAAATGTGCAAACAGACAGAACAGGTTTTACAGCTATGGAGCTAGAGGAAGTATAAATGTCTCATGTAAGACAACAGATCAGAGAATACTTTGGAACTACATTAACTGGTTTAGCAACCACAGGTTCTAACGTAACTGAATCAAGGGTTTATCCTCTTGAAACATTACCTGCTTTAGTGATTTATACAAAGTCAGAAAGCTCAGAACCTATGGTTATAGGAACAAACAGAGTATTAATGAGAGAGCTAGAAGTTGCAGTAGAAGGCTATGCAAAAGCTACTACCAACTTTGACGATACTATTGATACAATATGCAAAGAGGTAGAAGAAGCAATATCGGCAGACGTAACATTAGGTGGTATTGCAAAAGATGTATTCATCAATTCTACTGAAATTAATTTTAACGGAGAAGGCGAAAAGCCTTTAGGTTACGTAAATATGACATTCTTGGTTCAGTATCATACTCAAGAACAAGATGTTGAAACAGCAGTTTAGGAGACAAACATGAAAATGATTAGTCCAAATGGAAAAGTTTCTATAGATGCTCATCCTTCTAAGGTTGAAGGTCTAAAGAATAAGGGTTGGAAAGAAGAAGCAATCCAAACAAAAATTAAATCTTCTTCTAAAAAGTCGAAAGACGAGGTAATTGAAAATGGCGACACATAAAGGTAGTGAAGGTGTTATCAAGGTTGGAGCTAACTCTGTAGCTGAGATTAGATCTTATTCTATAGATGAGACTGCTGATACTCTTGAAGATACTTCAATGGGTGATTCTGCTAGAACTTACAAGCCATCATTAACTTCTTTTACAGGAAGTATGGATGTGTTCTGGGATGAAACCGATACCAACGGACAGGGTGCATTAAGCATCGGTTCAGAGGTTACATTGAATGTTTATCCTGAAGGAGAGACATCTGGTGACACTTATTATACTGGTACAGCTATTGTCACAGGCGTTACAAGATCAGCTTCATTCGATGGACTTGTGGAAGCAAGCATATCGGTGCAGGGGTCAGGTGCATTAAGCGAAAGCACTGTTTCATAAGATGAAAGCAATAGAAAACGCTAAAAGACATTTTGATTCTTTAGGAATCAAGAAGATTGAAGTACCAGAATGGGGTGACGAAGGTCAACCATTAATTATTTATGCAAAGCCATTAACTTTAGCTGAGATGTCTAGGTTGCAAAAATTTGCACAAAACAACGATGTGGAGTTGATGGCTCATTGCATAATACAAAAAGCACTTGATGAGAATATGGAAAAAATATTTGATTTAGGTGATAAACATGACTTAATGCATCATGTGGATAAGGATGTTTTAGCTAGAGTAGCAGGAGATATCATGACTAGCACAACTCTGGAAGAGCAAGAAAAAAAGTAGCTACAGATAAGGAATTATTTGCTAAATACTATCTTGCAGAGCTGTTAAGCTGTACAGTTGAAGAGCTAGAAGAAAAAATGACCTTATCTGAATTTAACGGATGGATTGCATATATACAGGAAAAAAATAAGCAGTTAACAAATGGCAAGTAATTACAAATTAAGAATAACAGCAGAAGATCGCACTAAGGGTGCATTTGGTGCTGTTAATAAAAATCTTAATAAAATTAAAGGTGCTTTAGCTGTTGCATTTTCCGCAAGCGTAATAACCAATTTTGCAAGAGAAACCTTGCAATTAGCAGACACCATTGGAAAGGTTGCTGATTCTATTGGTGTATCAACTGACTTCTTACAAAAATATCAATTTGCTGCAGAGCAATCTGGTTTAACTCAAGAAGAGTTTAACAAAGGTATGCAGAACTTTACCAAAATGGTTGGTCAGGCACAGCTTAGAACGTCTGAAGCAGGCAGAACTTTAGAAAAATTAGGTGTACAAGTTAAAAATGCTGATGGTTCAGTAAGAGGTGCAGAAGAAGTATTTGTTGATTTATTTGAAGCCCTTGATGGCGTAGGAAGTCAATTTGAGAAAAATGCTATCTTAGCTGATCTCATGGGTAGAGCAGGTGTAAAACTTGCTGTGATGGGAGCTAGTGGTGCTGAAGCTATGAAAGAGTTAGCAGAGTCAGCAACAGGAGTTATACCAGAAAAATCTATTAGAGATGCTGAAAGATTTAACGACACGATGAATCAATTAAAGAGAGCTACTCTTCTTCCATTGCAAGGAGTGGTTATAGGAACTGCGAATGCATTTTTGGATTTATTAGAAGCGATAGGAATGCATACAAGATCTAAAACTATAATTCAGTTAGAACATGAGCTTGCTTCTCTAACAGAAAAAATTGAAGATTTAAGACCAGTAGTAGATAGATTAGGGCAAGAATTTAAAGAAACTGATGAAAGATATTTAAATAGTGCTTTACAGTTAGAAAGACTAGAGAAAAAATATGCAGAAGTTAATGCTAAATTAACAGAAGCAACAGATAAACAAGAAAAATATAATAGATTTGTTGCAGATAACACCATCATTTTGAATGAAAATTCAAATGCTCAAGACAGTATTAAGAACTCATTAGAAACATCTATTCCAACTGTTGAATTATTTGCAAATACTGTAGAAGGGAAACTTACATCAGCATTTGAATCATTTTTTGATTTTACAAAAAAAGAATTTTTAAATTTTAAAGACCTTGCGATGAGTGTTGCACAAGCGGTTATAAATGAATTAATCAAAGTGTTTATTATTGAACAGTTAGTGTCTTCAATAAAATCATCAATTATAGGAATACCAGATGGAATTAATGCAGATATAGATAGAATGTTAAGTTTAGATGGCGGTGGGTTCACTGGTTATGGTGCAAGAGCAGGCGGCTTGGATGGCAAGGGTGGATTCCCTGCAATATTGCATCCTAATGAAACAGTTATTGATCATACTAAACAACAAGGAATAAACGGAACTACTCAAGCTAATGTTACATTCAATATATCAACAGTAGATGCAAAAGGATTTGATGAATTACTCAAATCAAGAAAGGGCATGATTACAACAATGGTAAATCAAGCATTTAACTCAAGAGGAAAAATGGGGATAATGTAAATGAGTGGAACTTTCCCAACAGATATAAAACCAAGAGCATTACAATTACAGGACAATAGACCAACGCTTTTGAATCATGCTTCTTCTGGAAGAAGAGTTGTCAGAGCTTATGGGTCACAATATTTTACCTTATCGATAAGCCTTCCACCTTTAAACAAAGATGATGCAATGGATGTGTTTGCTTTTTTACAAAAACAAAAAAATGCTTTTGAAACTTTCTCTTATGAATATCCAACAATCAATAGAGGTGTTAACAGGGGTCAAACAGACATAACCGTTGATGGCTCTCATAGTGTTGGAGATTCAACAATCAATTTATCTGGGTTCGACACATCCACTAGTGATGTCTTAAAAGCAGGAGATCTAATCAAATTCAATGGTCATTCAAAAGTTTATATGGTGCAGTCTGATTTAAACTCAGACGGAAGCGGAAATGGCACTGTATTAATATCGCCTTCTCTTGTTGAAACTTTATCTGATACAGAAGCGGTAGATGTAGATCAACCAAATTTCACCGTCTATTTAGATGGCGATGTTTTATTTTCAACAGATGCTTCAGGATTTTATGATATAAGTTTTAATTTAAGAGAAGTGATAACCTAATGTCTAGATCATTATCATCAGGATTAATAACTCAATTACAACAAGACAATAACAATATTGCTTTTCTGCTTGAGTTAAATTTATCCACAATCTATAGAATCACAGACCATGCTTTTGATGTAACTTATAATTCTAATTCTTATACCGCATCAGGAGAGTTAGTTACGATTGGAACTACGCCTGAAACTGGTGAGCTTAAAGTTGATGAAGCAACTATAAGATTAAGCAACATTACTTCAACTTTTAGAACAATTATTGAAGCTGAAAACTATATTGATAATAGCGTAAACATTTACTTAGCATTCTTTGATTCAAATGATTCTTTTGTTGATGCATTTACTTATTTTTCTGGAAACATACAAAAAGCAGAAATCACTGAAAGCAAAAATGAATCCTCATTAGATCTTATTGTTGCGAATCATTGGAACAACTGGAATCTAACTAAGGGAAGGCACTTTACTGATGAATCACAGCAAAATGTTTATTCTGGTGATAAAGGAATGGAATTTGCTCACATAACTAAATCAGACATTAGGTGGGGTAGTTAATGAATCCCCTGCAAATAATACAAGTCGTTCTTCTAGTTATCAGTGTTTTTACTGGTATCAAGGCTTATAGACAAGCACAAAAATTACAAAAAAGAGGGCAAGATATTCTTGCTACTAAAAACGCTGATGGTGGGAAAATACCTGTTATCTATGGAGCTAGAAGAGTTGGTTCAACCTTGCTATATATGGACACCGATTCTGGTAACTCAAAAGAACTATTTGTTGTTTATGCTTTAAGTGTTGGAGAAATTGAAAGCATAGATTTAGAAACAATAGAAATAAACGGAGTATCCATTAAAGATTCTAAAGTATTTAGGCAAGGATATTATGCAGGATATGACAGTATTGCTTCTGGTGCAGGCTCTTTATGTACAGCATCGCAAATAGGTGATGTGCAAGAATCTAATGCAGGTGGCTCAGGAACTGACCCTACAAAAAGATATAGAATGGTTTTTAATGCACACTTGGGAGCTGACGATCAAACAGCAGACCCAATGCTTGTTGCTTCGATATCTAAATGGACTTCAGCTCATAGATTAAGGGGAATAGCCTATATTGCTGCTTCTTTTGAATACGATACTAGAGGAATGTTTAGCAGTGTTCCAGAGTTAACTGTAGTTGTTAAAGGAAAAAAACTTTATGACCCTAGATTGGATGGTTCTATATCTGGTGGTTCTGGTAGTCATAGAATAGATGACTCAAGTACCTTTGAATGGTCAGACAATGCAGCTCTAGCTTTACTTGATTACATTAGCAATGATGAATACGGAAAAGGATTATCAGCTTCTTTAATTAATTTGCAATCATTTCAAACTGCAGCTAATACAGCAGAAACCCTAGTAGATGTTCCTGACTTTGGCGGTTCTTATTCTTCTGGAACTTTTAGTGGAACTTCTGGAAACAATTATCTTGATGTAGATTCAACAACTTGGAATAAAGTTAAGTCTGGAGAATATGTTTCTGTTAGAGATTCTGGAAGTAGTAACGAATTTACTGATGTTGCTGTTGTAGAAACACAACGATACACACCGCATACAGAAAGTCAGGTCAACAGGATTTTTGTTGATGGAACTCTAAGTTCTACCTATTCTTCTGAATCAGGGTCAGTGCTTGCTAAAGTAAAAAGATTTCATTGCAATGGTTTAGTTGATACTAATGAAAATGTTTTAGAAAACACTAGAGATCTATTATCAAATATTAGAGGTTTTTTAAATTTTGTTGATGGCAAGTACACAGTCTTAATTGAGGATACAGCTTCTTCTGCTTTTAGCATCACCGATGATCATATTATTGATGATCAAGGAATAAAGATAAGCTACGAAGATAAAAGCAGCAAATATAATAAAGTTGTAGTTTCTTTCTTTAATGGTCAAAAAAAATACGAAGCTGATACTGTAACCGTTTATCACGATGCTTCGCCAAATTATAAATCAGACGATGGTGGGGAAGAATTAGAAGCAAAAGTAGAGTTTGATTATATTACCAATCCTTATATTGCTTATAACATTGGTAAGGCTATTTTAGGAAGATCAAGAAATCAAAAAACTCTTTCTTTCTTAGCTACTCCAGAACTTTATCAGTTAACGGTTGGAGATGTTGTAGATATTACTTATGCAGGTTTAGGTCTTAGCGGTCATCTTTTCAGAATTGAAGCAATAGATCTTCTGGATAATGGATTGCTAAACATACAAGCTATAGAGTATCTGGACATTTATACTTGGGATTCAGTTCCACCTGTTGAGAATGTTGGAGAATTACCAGATTTACCCACAGGTCTTGAAGCTAGACCGCCAACTAATTTAACCTTTACTGATTCAAACAGCTCTGCAACTGGTAGACCATTCTTGTCTTGGACTGCTGCAACGAATTATCCTGCAAAAGAATTTAGAGTAATCATAGAAGATTCTTCAAGCAATGAGCTGCATAACAGAATAGTAAGCAATGAATTTATTGATCTTAACTTCATTCCAGTAGGCTCTAATTATGTTGCTTTTGTTTCTTCTATCAATTCAATAGGCTCAGAATCCGATGCTGCAACTCTTACTTTTAGTGTAGGAATAGAGCCAGTTGCTACTGCTGATGTAAAAGATTCAGCTATAACCACAGTCAAGATTGATGATCTTGCGGTCACTAATGCGAAGATCAATGATCTTAATGCAACCAAGATTACAGCAGGCACGATAGACACAGCAAGATTAAATGTATCAGACATTATTTCTACAGGAAGCATTATCGTCAGTGGAGATAATGTTTCTTCTTTAACTAATGATTCTGCTTATATTAATGGTGGGCAGGTAAATACTAACGTGACTTCTATCTCAGGTGGTGCAATTACCACTGGAACAGTTGCAGCAGCAAGAATAGATGTTTCAGGAGTTATCTCAGCAGGAAGTATTATTGTTAGTGGAGATAACATTTCTACACTTACTAATAATGCAAACTATATTGATGGTACTCAGGTTAATTCAAATGTTACCTCTATTTCAGGCGGTGTTATTACCACTGGAACTATTAATGCGAACAGAATACAAATAGACAATGTAACTCTTGATACCGATGGTTCAGGCAATCTAATTATCAAAACAGCAGGGGTAGATACAACTCAACTAGCCACTGATGCTGTTACCACACCAAAACTAATTGACAGAGCTACTTCAGTATTTGCAACTGCGACAGGCAGTGTCGGATATTGGTATGTAGATAATTTAGCTCAAACAGCTATTGTTACTACAGGTGTATTTCAAGCACCATCCTCTACAGGAAATACTTTCTTTGTTATTGGCAATACTTATATTAATGCTAACTCAGGTGGCTCTACTGCTGACTGGTGTGAGCTGCAAGTACAAAGAAGAAGTGCATCAACTAGCGGTGGTGTAAGTTCTGCTAGTTATTCAACCATTGCAACTATTAGAGCAAGGGGTGAAACAGGGGAAGCATTG